ATGCAAAATGCGACCGCTACTGAAGACGGAAACCGTCCGAAACCCGTGCTTTTCCGTGCGCTCCCCTTGAAAACCGTGGCCTCCGGCAATCAGCCTCCGATTTTTCTTGCTCTGGACGCTGTGCAAGATCGCTTCATTCCTTTGCCGACCTTTGCAGACCGTGCCATTGCCCTCCCTCCTCCAGCGTACGTAGCGGGCCTGGGTGGGGCATCGTTTGCACCACCCCGCGCCTTTTCATAAAAAAAGAACCCAAGGCCCGTCGGCGGGAGGGGGAAAAGTGCTTTCTCCTGAGGTTTTTATGGAGCGCACGACATTTCCGGGCAGGGTACGAATCCTGATCGGGTACGCTGGTACTTTATAGGGTGGAGTGAAAAGCCCCGTTGGTGGTGGGCTGGCTGACCACTCGTTTGCATTAGACCTAACCATCAATTGCAGTGGATCTAGCCAGTATTCTTTATAACCACGATCGGCAAAGCGCGGTCGTCACCCACCTCAGTGGGCATGACCTTTCCCGAGCTTAGCCCGCCGCCTACGGTCGCTGGTGCGGGTACGGCCTTATCGCGATCACCTCTTCCCCCTCAGATGCACGCATCCCCCTTTGGAAGCACCTGATTACCACTCGACATAGGGTGCGGCCCTGGTTCTGACGTATGCCGAGCAAGGGCCGTTGAACTGGGCGAAACTCGGGAGGCAGACGACGCATTGCAAGCGCGCGCCCTTGACACCTTCAACACCTGTCAAAAAAACGTACAGCCGCAATGGCGCATAGCCATTTTGCAAACTAAATTTAGTGCGATCAGATGCATCATCCAAAGGAAAGGTGAAAATAATGAGTCAATACAACGCGCCATTGATCTTAGATTTAAAGCGACGTATCGAGGAGGATTTCACCTCGAGCAATTGGGAGGAGGCAGGGCTTCTCACCGACAGTTCACACATTATTTCGGGACATCCCAGACTCCTCAGGAGTTTGAGCTTCGGCGACCAAGATTATGGCGGCAACATCATTAGCGTTTTGAGAGCAATGTCCGATCATAACCCCGATGCACTTAATACTCTCAAGGGATATTTGGATCAATGGTATCCAGATCAAAATATCACGTATATTTCCGCAAAACCCTCCGAGAAGAAAATCTCTTTCGCACCTAATGTTTTCTCCATACCTGACGGGGAAGTCGAGGGTGACTTAATTACGGTTATGATGCCGTTCGCAGGGTTTGATGGTGTATATCAGTCAATCAAGAGTGCCTGTACAAATGCAGGATATCGATGTTTAAGGGCAGATGATATTTGGGATAACTCCTCAATAATTCAAGATATTTTCAGTTTGATCTACCGAGCCAAAATAGTGATAGTTGACTTCTCTGGAAAAAACCCAAACGTAATGTACGAAACAGGAATAGCCCATACATTAGGGAAAATAGTCGTACCCTTAGCACAAATAATCCAAGATATTCCCTCTGACATGGTGCATCACAGAGCGCTTATCTACTTAAAGAACGGAGAAGGGCTTACAAAGCTTGAAACAGATCTTGAGAAAAAACTGCGAACAATTAGTTAGATCAATAACTGTAAAATTGTTATTAGCGTGGGAGCAGGCGCGACACATCAAGACCTGCTCCCAAGAAGCTCAAGCTAGTTGCCGAGTTAAATTTTCCTTCGTATGTGTCAACGAGCACTGATAGCGCGCACCACCCTGCATATCACAACTACTTATTGATAATTTAAATATCGCAAAAAAAGGAAGATATCAATGTTTAACCTTCTAGTTAAGTCATCTCCTTGGAACGAAGGGCGCGACACCTTTTGGCACAGCAGGGTTTTTGAATATACGGATACGGAAATCCGCACGCAATTCACGATTAATGGAATGCCAAACTACCAGGATCTAATTAAACACCCCGTGCTTTTCCTTGAAGAAACCGATAGGAATCGCCAACAATCTGGCAGAGTTGGTAGAATCACTCATGTAAGAGAATCAGGGGGCGATGTGATTGCCCTTGAATATTATTTTGATGCTGCCATTCCACCAATCCCGCAAGGGGACATAATCAGACTTGCAACACTACTTGGGATTCCGTCAACAAGGTGGGGGCCAGCTTCAATTTCCAGAACGCATTGGGCGGTAAAGAACATCGACCTTTTCCATCTACTGCTGACCCAGCGCAGCGTAAGCTCAAGGACCCCTAGCTTATTTAACTTGCCTGCGGCGCAAGAGGTTGATCGAGATCTCTTATCCGCCATGATGCCTTTTGCTGGATTTAATGAAACTTGGTTGGCGATCCAACGCGTCGCTGCTGAGAATGGAATGCGTGCAGGTAGGGCAGACAATATTTGGGAACATCATGAGATTATCCTAGACATTGTGTCCCTAATTGATCGTTCGGCAATAGTGATCTGTGATTGTTCAGGGAGAAACGCAAACGTCTTTTACGAAATAGGTATCGCACACGCCTTCGGCAAAGAGGTTATCTTAATTACTCAACATGCGGATGATATACCATTTGACTTGGCGCACCTCCGAAATATTCGCTATCTGAATAATGGAGAGGGGATAGAGCGCTTGATTGTAGATCTTAACGCCCGTATTTCCACGCTGCGTGCAACAATCTGATTTTTTGCTAAAAGCCAACCCTAGGATGGGTTGAGCCTCAACCAATTACTCTACGATTTTCGTATATTGATATTTATTCCAATCCGTTATCAATGGCACTTTTCTGCAAGGTGACATTGATAACGACATAGGTGTAAACCACATATTCTGTGGGAGAGGTTTGGTGCTATAACTAAATCCGGACTATGCCTTAAGTATCGCGTTGATCCCGAGTATCATTGGTGTGCTCTGGTTCTCGTCAGGTTCATCAATTTTCTTGAAGCCCAAGGACTCGTAGAATTTGACCGCGCTTGGTGCAGAGTCCAAATATACCCCTTTTATGGGGATCTGCTTATGAACTTTTACTGCTTGAATGAACGCATTCATCAAGAGTCGTTGACCTATGCCGATACCTTGATATTTTTTATCGACCCCCAGCATTACCAAGCGCACAACGGCAATACGTGATGGAAGATTGGAGCCTGGAATAACGCTACGTACCTTGGCCCTGTCAATGTCAGACAAGGTCAAGGTACAAAAACCGACAACATCGCCAGCAGAAGAGATAGCTCCGATAGCGTTAACATTTTCACTTTTCAGCGCGCGTTTGAGATTACTTTTATAGTAGACATCGATCACGTCTTCCCCACAACTGAACGCTTTAGGGAATTTGTAACTTTCGAAGTTATCCAGCATATTGCTGTCAATATCACATTTTAGCGTCTCGTCGGTCTTCATGTTTCCCCCTCATTAAGTTTGTTAGAGCCTGTGTAGGCTCCGTGCTTTCGTCTTCTCGGAGTATTTCTTGTAGCCGAGAAAAAGCCTGTTCAGAAACTTCTATTTTTCGATAATTCTCCATAACCGCTTGTGCCTTTTCAAATGCCGAAGTCATTATGAAGGCGGTCATATCCAACCCAGAGATCGAGGCGGCTCGCTTTATAAATTCTTTTGCGAAATCTGTTGTTTTTATTTCAAGTCGTGCACTCTTAGTTGTGCTAAGGCTCTCGTTTGTGATCGTCATGGTGTATACCTGTCATGTGCTGTGCTGTAAGTTATGAATTTCCTTTTTTTGCTTTTTTATTTCCGGTAACGCTTCCGGATTTGGTGCTCATCACCATTCTTCATTTACCACTCCTCTCGTTTCGCGCTGACGTTCTAATTAATGTAGATTTATTCATATTCTTCTTATCGTACGGATGATAGCCGTACGCTGCATCTTTGTCAATCCTAACCCGTACAATATCCGTACGGTTAGGTGTGCCAGAACGTCTTGGTCGTGCTGGCTTCCTGCTTTCGTGTCGATATATGACTTGGTCCTTTTTTCAGCCGGAAGCCATCAGTTTCTCTGCAATCCAACCCGCAACCTGCGCAACAACGGCATTTCCGGCACCGAAAGCCTCCGCAAGGTTGGCCGCATCCAGTCCGAGGCAAAGCCCATCATCTTCAGACGCTCGCTGCCGCTCAACCATCTGATTCCATCCGTTCGGCTGAGCGACGAAAGTGGTACAGCCCAGAGTGATCTGTGATCCGGCTTTATTCGCCAATAGAGTATTGGCAGCCCAGGCATCCGCGGGTAAAGGCCATCGGATCGAGCTAGACGCCGGAGATATTGCGTCCACTGGAGCGGCGTCAGCCAGCAGCTCCATGGGGGGCATTCTTCGATAACCGGCGACCAGGAATACGCGACGACGCTGCTGGGGGACTCCGAAATATTGAGCATTAAGCACTCGCCAGAATCCCACATACCCGCAGTCCGCAAGGGCCCTGATGACTGTCTCAAAGTCTTGGCTATTGTTGACAGCGAGCAGGTTAACGACGTTCTCAAGCACCACCCAGCGAGGTTGAATTTCCTTGAGTATTCGTATGACTTCCCAGAAAAGGCCGCTGCGTTCGCCGCGCAGCCCGCGTCGATCCTTGTTGCTTTCCCGGACACCGGCAAGACTGATGTCCTGACAGGGGAAGCCGCCGGTAAGGACATCGACGGGACAGAGGTTGTGAGCGCCGCACTGGCGCACGTCTTCAAACTGGCGTGCATGGGGAAATCGATCGGCAAGCACAGCCCGGTTGACGGGGTTGAGTTCAACTTGCCAGGCCGTGCGGTATCCAGCGTTTTCAAATCCGACATCAAAGCCTCCTATGCCTGCGAACAGGCTGCCAAGGGTAGGTTGTTGCATTCCGGCACTCGTGGTTGCGGAGGCTCTTGGCGTTCTGGCGGGAGGCTCTGGGCCTTCAGGTGATTGAGTGTCCGGCAGCGCGGACACTTGATTTGCAGTTCGAGGAAGCCGCTGGCGGCGGCGAGCTTGCGGCAGCAGTGGCCGCAGCGGATGTCTTGCATCATCCGGGTCCCTTCAGGTTTTCGACCATCTTCCTCCTCTAGTACGAGTGCCTTCGCTCGGATCAGCTGGGATGCCGCTTTTCCGAATCACCCGACAGGCCTCGCTGCCGATTCGTTGCAGAATCACTGAGGGACGGGAACGGGGGAGCAAGATGGGAGCAAAAAGCAGGGGCCGAAGCCCCTGCCGATGTTGCGTTAGAGCTGCTGAATGGCCCTGATCAAGCGTATAGACCAATAGGCGGTCTGTAGCGCTCGGATCAGTTCTTCAGGAAGGTACCTGCGAATGAATGTCTTCATCAGCGAATGCTCCAAAGGTTAGTAAAGTCTGCGTTCCTAGTAGGAACAGCGCAGAGTCTCCCACCTGGTTTTGCGGCCTCCCCTGTAAACTTTGTAAACTTAAAGTTTACAAAGTTTACGTTATGCTCCTGCAATTGCAAAAGTATAACTAACGTCGAATAAGCCATATATTGATAGCCTTTCTTGGTTGACGAGGGGGCCCCATAGCCATACGCTTCGAGGTGTCTAGCTTCAAAGATGTACAGTTTCAGGTGGTCATGCGGATGCTACCATAGCTCTTTCTGAAAGGAATCAGCCTCAAAGCAACCGTCGTAAAGCCCGCCACGTGCGGGCTTTACCGTTATTGAGCATATGAATTTTGGCCTTCTGTCATCAGCCCCCCCGACAGACTGGGGCTTTGCTCGAAATACTTTACCGATATCGGTAAACAGAAGTTAGGCAACTTTGCCTATATTTTACCTTATAGGGTAAAATGTTTTCCGACGAACGGTGTAGGTTGGCTTAACAAAGTTAACACATAGGTTAATTTGATTCGGAGCCAAGCTATAAAGCTGGTCATTGTCTCTGCGCATTCAATGACTGTCATTCGGTGATGGGCTTCAACTTCGCTGACAACGTGGTGGCTTGCGCGGCGGCCCTGGTGAACTCGGCCGCGTTGTCTGGAGGCGGTGTCGGCCCGTGTTTGTGAGCGGCGAGCGCCGTGCTCATTTGCTCCACCAGGTCGATCAGATCCCCCAGCACCTGCAGCACGTTGACCCCTTCCGAACCCAGCCAGGTCTTGGGTGCTTTTAGGCTCTGGCTCAAGTCGGCCAAACTCTGGCGCGCTCCCTTGATCTGCTCGACCATATCCCCACCCACGACGGCGTTGTGCTTTTGCCCCACCACCAGGTTCAGGTCGCGCCCGGTGGCTAAGTGCAGATCGTCGACCGCCGCTAAGCTACCGGAACCACCGGACAGCAGCTTGAGTGCCCCCAACGCCTCGATCGTCTTTACCCCACCCACGGACTCACGGCTGTGATCATCGACCTCGATGTTGCTGCTCTGGTACCGCTCGGCATTCTCCAAGGCCTCCACCTCGCGCTCGCTGGCCCGGTCGGTGATACGCGCATCGGTCTGGCGCAACCAGTTGCCCTCGGCATCGGCGCGTTGTTGCACGGCTTCGCTGTGTTGCCAGAGCTGATCGCCTTTCGGCAACCGTGGCAGGCTCAGGCCGTGGGGCAGGATTTGCTGGATGAATGGCTTGTTCGGCAGCCCGTAGGCGAAGCTGATCACGACCGTGGTTCCCTCCCCGGGAAACCCGAAGAATCCGGTTTCCTCGCCGGCACCCATCAGCGGCAGAACAACGCCCGGTAGGAGAGGCATTTCCGGGTCGGGCTCGCCGTCCGGGGTCAGCACTTCCAGGTCCACCGCATAGCGCGGCCGGAAATCGTCGCACAGCCCGCTACTGGCCGGTGGGTCAGCGACAGCCACCACGCGGGCAAAGCGGGGCAAGTGATAGGAGCCGGTCAGCTCCGGAAAGCGCCGCTCAACAATACGTGTTACTGCCTCTTCCATTGGATGGCCATCTCGGTACCGGCCAGCGTCATCGCGGTGATGCGCTGGCCCTGATTGATGGATGCCCCGGGGCGCAGGCCGGGAATGGCCGTCACCGTGGCGCTCTGGTTGCCCTGGTACTGGTCGAACAGTTCGACCGGCAGTTGCAGCGGCGGTCGGGCACCCCAGTAGCTGTCGGCCCAACTACCCACGTACACCTCGCCGTCCCCCTGTTGCTGCCAGATAAAGTCGGGAATGCCGAACATCTGCGCCAGGCTGTCCATGGCCTGAATGCCAGCCGCCAGGGAGTAGAAGTAAGGCGTCTTGACCCGCGCATAGTCGGCCTCGGGCACCCGGAAGCGCAGGCCGGTCTGCTGACTGATAGCGACCAGCACCTCGCTCAAGTTCACGTGACGCAGAGCCAGGGGCAGCGGGAAGGTCAGGACCGCCGCCGCCTCCCTGCAAAGCAACAGCTGTTCCCGACTGTTGGCCGCGGTGCAGCGTTCGATGTAACCCAGGAAGTGCCGTTGCAGCGGGCGTTCGTTGTAGCCGATATCAAGCGTCACCAGACCACGCAAAGGGGCGTCGGCCTTCAGGGTAAAGCTGGCCCGGCCGGGACTGCGCAGGTCCAGGCGCACGTCATCGCTGATCAGATCGAACGGCTGCCCGTTCACGCTCAGGACTTTGTGCAGTTTCATGACGGTGGCGCCAGGTAGTCATCGACCCGTTTCAGCATCTTTTCGAAGCGACTCAGTTCCGGGGCCCCGGCCTCGCTGTCCGTCGATGGATCGGCCACGCCGTTACCGGTGCCGCCTTGCTGCTGTACCGGGTTATCGGTCCGACGTGACTCCACCCGTTCCGGATTGGACAGTTTTTCACTCAGGGTGAATTGCACCCGCCAAGCCGACAGGGTGTCGTCCTCGCGCACGCTGACGTTATCGCTGAACTGCACCTGGCGCAGGCCGAAAGCCTGAGCCGTGTCATTGACCACGCGATAGGTCTTGAGCTGACCACCGTCGGCGGTGGCCTCGGCCAATTGCATCAGTTCGGTCAAATGGTCTTGATCCCGGAATGGGATCATCAGCGTGATCGTCAGCGCCTTGGGCTTGAAGCCCTTGTGCGAGCTGTCGGTGTTGCTGGTCTGCCCGGACATGTCCGCAGTGTCGATACGCAGGTTGGCGGTCACCCTGAACGACTTACCGTTGACCTTCTGACCGTCGAGCAGCAGCGTCATAGGCCCACCAGCTCCTGGACAAAGCCCAGCCCTTCCCGAGGGCCGACCAGGACCAAGCCGGCACACAGCACCCATTCATGCCCCGGCGCCGTGCCGGCAAGCAAGGCGCGCCGCAATTCGGCGGTATTGCCGGGGCCCACCTGGCGTACGACCATGCCGCTGTCCGGGCTGGGGTTGGCTAACTGGTCTTGCAGGTCTTTCAACTGCTGATCACGGGCCGCGCTCTGGGCCGCTTTGCGAGTCGCCAGCTTGCCCAGGTCGGACAGTGGCGAGCTGTCCGCGTAGCTCTCCAGCACCGCCAGTTGCCCCGACAGTGACTGTTTCGCCGCCTTGGTAATCGTGCAGCGCTCCAGAGGCAGGGTTCCCCAGCGCGGGAGCGTGCCGGCACTGGGCAATTCCCACTTTTCCGCATCGAGGCGCGACAGGTGTCGGGCCCGCCGCTCGCTGCGGACCAAGTCCGGTACCGGCATCAACACATTGAAGCGCGCCAGTGTCTCGGCCAGCTGTTCATAGCGGGTTGAAAGGAACATCAGCGCCAGGGCGTATTGATCGCCAGCCAGTCGCCGGGCGTCCTCGTCCAGCAGCTTGTCGGCGAGCTGTTGCAGCAAATTAGGCGCCGACAGAAACCGCTGGTTTCCGCGCCCCTGGCCGATCCCGCTTTGAAATGGCGTCACGGCCAGACACGCAGGTGCCTGGCCCAACTGCTCGGCCATCGCGAGCCGACCCGCCGCCACCGCCGCTTCGGCAGCCTCTCCCACCGGCCCCGGGTTGGTGGTGGCCAACCCGTCCAGATCGGCCAGGCGAAGCGCGGTGCTGACCAATTCGGTGCCGGCCAGATCCTTGGCCGGCCCCAGGCCCTCCATCCATTGCGTGGATTCGGCGGGCCAGCGCAGGGCCACGGGCGCCCAGGTCATGCTGGCGGGCTCCATTCAATGGCTTTCATGGCGGCCAGATCCTTGTCAGCCAGGGTCTGGGCCAAGGCCTGTTTGAGGCTTTCCACCTGCAGCAAAGCCCGCTGTTTGAACGTCAGCAGATCCTGGGCTACTTGATCCAACTGTTCGGCGCTATGGGTCAGAAACACCTTTTTCCCGTCGCTGCCATAGGCCGGATACAGCGCTTCCATGTACGCCCACACCAACCCGGTCAGATTCACCTGATCTTCCAGCGAACTGTCGTAGCGGTGGTGCTCGCCCAAGGCTTCGGAGGCAAACCCCGACTCGATGTAACGGCCACAACCTTCATTGATCGAGGCGAGTTTCTGTTCATAGAGCTTGGCCAGCATTGTTTCCAGATCATCGACCCAGCGACCGTTTTTCCAGATCTGCCCAGGCTCGGGCTTCCTGAGGGTGTAGCCGTTGGGAATCGGGCCAACACCTGTAAGCGTCATTGGCTCGCGGGTGGCCGTGTTGTAGACAATCAGCCCATCGAAGTACTCCACCAGTTGCCAGGCCTTGCCATTCCAGAGAGCGGCTTTGAACTCGGGGATATCCGTCGGCGGCGGGACCCGCACGCAGCCACCCGGAATTAAAAACACCCCCGGTTCCAGGGGCGACTCATCGGCCTCAACCGGCCCAACGTACAGCCCGAGATGATTGGTTTGGTAGACGGTTTGACTGTTCATAGACACCCTCAATACTTGATACAGACCAGCAGTGCTTCGTTGATCGGGCGCGCCTCATTTCCACCCGAGGCTTCAACTCGGATGGGGTGGCTGTGTTCTCCATCGTGGGTGATCAGGATCGTATGAGTGTGGACAGGGACCGGAATAATGTTCAGATCATGGGTATGGGCACCGGACACCTGGGTGTATTGCGTGCCATAAAAGCCTGTACCGCCGCCGAAGTTGCCTTGGTCGGAGTTGGTGTAGCCCATGTGAAGTCCGTGAGAGTGTTCACCGGCAGCAGACACGCTCCCACTGTGGGTATGGCCCCCATCAGGCGTGGCAGAGCTGATATGGGTGTGTCGGCCGGCGTCATCCGATGAGGCGAGATGGTCGTGTTCGGCGTTCTGGTATAGCTGAAGGCTGCCCAACACCCTGTCCGGGTCCAGCCCCCGTCCGTCATCGAGCCCGCGGCTGAATAGCCCTCGACTGTCCCCGATGTTGAACGTGGTGCTGCCGTCGCCAGCGCCGTAACGGGTACCAATCACCCTGAACAACTTGGCGTAGGCCGTGCGCGACACCTCTGAACCGTTACGCTTAAGCCAGCCCGGCGGCGCGGTCTCCATGTCGAACGCCGCGACCATCCCCACCAGGGCGTCACTGATCTGCTGATTGAGATTGTTCAGCGCAGCCGTGGTCGCCAGGATCTCGCTGCTGTTCGTCTCCGGGTCGTCGCTTTTGGCATTCGGCAACTGGTCCAGGCCCACGTCACCTTTGGTGGTGGCCCGGGCGCGCAGTGCCGGATAGTCGCCGATCCGGGCGGCGAAGTGCTGGAGCAGAGGCCCATCGATGGGCTCGACCGGTCGACGATCCACCACGCGGGTGGTGTCAGGCAGATCAGCAATCGGAATGCAGTAGTGCCGCACTCCGGCGCTGTCGATGTAGTCCTGCAGGTCGTCGCTGAATACCACGGCCCAGGTCGCGCCCCGGTCATTGAGGTCACGCTGCAGGGCGACATCCAGCCACGCAGTGGTCGGCAAATCATCTGGAGCAACGGGTAGGACATCGAGCTGTTCGAGGCGGATACCTTCGACATAGGCCAGCCCGGGGTTGAGCTGATAGGCGCCATCAACCAGTTCAAGCGCCAGGGCTTCGCCAAAGAAACAGGCACGGCCGAACAACTCGCGATTGCTTCGACGCTCGCGCTCATCGATGCCGGCCAGGCGTACGGTGAAATCGTGTTGCCAGGTACTGGCGTCGATATGAATGGCCGTCAGCTCCTGGGCGCCGTCGAAGGCCACCAGGATATTGCGGGTGACGTTGTTGCCGATCTGATGCGGTGGGATGTTCTTGCGCTTTTCCTGGACGGGCACATAGGCCACGGTCAGCAGCACGTCCTCTTCCGTTTCCAGGCCCAACCAGTTCCAGTCGAAGTCACCGATATCACTGCCCATCATCAGGCTGTACGCGACCTGGTTGGGGTTCACGAACCCTTTCTGCGTGTACGGCGCGGTGAATACGATTTGCTCGGGCGGCGGCTTGTCCGCCTCTCGGTCTACCGGCTGCTCCGGATCGAGATCGGGCACCAGGGCGAGGACGAAACGCCTCACGTCCAGCACTTCACCAGCGGCCTGTTTCTCGGCAATCAGGCGTTCGCCTGCCAGGGTAATCGCGGCGCCCATGGGGCTCTCCTACAGCGTGGCGATCAGCGTTTGCTGGTCGTCGTTGAAGTCGACCGCTGCCAACAGCAGGGTGACGGGGGTGATGGTCACGAAGTCATAGCGTCGGCAGGTGCGCCCGTACTGCTGCACGATCACGCGCAGCAACTCGGGGTTATCGGACAGCTGCGAATCACTGAGCTTGAGCAACACCACGTCCCAATCCCGATCAGGCAGCCGCTCCTCAATCTCGACGTAGCCGACGCCCAGGCGGTGCAGAACCCGCATCAGACCGGCGGTGGAACCAGCATCCACCGAGTTGATAAAGGCGAACTTCACGCGCAGGCGGTACAGCGATTCGGGCTCACCGCGAAAGCGGGTGATGTCCCGCTGCCAAGCCAGCAGATCCAGAATGTTCAGGTGGCACTGTTCGGCATCCATCTGCATTAGGGGCCACTGCAACCAGCCCTCGACCTTTGTCCACCAGGCTTGGGCGCCGGATTTGAGCTTAGCCAGCTCCCCCGCGTTGAGCCAAAAAGGCAGATCGAGCTTAAGCATCGAGCAGCACCTCCAGGCTTTCGATCCGGGGAATGTTCAGGTCGGAAATAATGTCGGTGTTCTCGAAGTGCAGGGACTCGATGCGAGGGAACTGTTCGTGCAGCTCCTCGCCCAGGCGACTGAATGAAAAGCGCGATTGCGGGTAGGTCAGGGTCGGCTGGTAGTCGCTGGCGGTGCTTTCGCGGAAGGCGGCGCGAATGAACTGTTCGACTTCGATCTGCAAGCGAGTCCGTTGTTCTGCGTCCAGATTTGGCCGGGGCCATAGCGTCAACGTGATGTTGTGCAAGGTTTCAGGCATCACCATCACGAGCATGTCGTCACCGTGGCCGTGGTTGCCACCGCCGCGAATGTACGCATTGATCCTTTCCAGGTATTCCGCCGCCGGCACGCCGGCCTCGAACAACACCAGTGCATTGGCGCTGCCCGGGCCCCGGGGGGCACCGTGCTCGAAGTACACACCGTCCAGACGAACACCCGGAAAGGACGCGATCATGGCACGGTAGACGGCATCGGTGTGGTACTGGTTGACGGCGGAGAACTGATTGCGCGTACGCAGGCGCAACTGGTCGTTGTGTTCGGCATCATCGCCAGGCTCGGCCAGCCAGTCTTCGGCGTTCACGACCTGGACGATGCCCGGCACCGGCACTGGGAGAATGGCGTAATACCCGGGCGCCAGATTGAAACCGCTACCGGCCTCGATCGCCTCCACCGGGATGGACAACTGAGCCTCGCCGTCCGCGAACACGCCGGGTAACGTGGTTTTCAGCTCGTACACGTGGCCGTTGATCGCCGCCGACTGAACCCGCGTGCCAAGGGGCACTTCCAGTGCGCCGGCTGCGCTGCCCCGGGTGAACAGCAATTCGCCTTTGGCCTTGGTGGCGGCTTTACGCTCGACGTTCACCGCCCAGGCCAGCATGTCCAGCCAGGCGTCCTCGGCGGTTTTGACAAAGAAGTTCGGCAGCACTGTGTCGATCACAAAGCGGATCAGCCACAGCACCGGCTTGGTCACCAGAGCGCTGACAATCCGCCAGAACGGTGAAAAGGCACTGGTGTTGCTGAGCTTGCTGCCCTGGTCCGCCATCTCCTTTTCCCAGGCAGCTTTCAGCGTCGCCTCGGTGATTGGGATACCGGCCTCTTTCAGCGCCTCTTCAAAATCCACATCGCTCACAGCGTCACCTTGAGATGACCGAATTTCACGGTGGTGGCGGTGACCAGGTACTGCCCCGGCGCTGTCGGGTGAATCCGTGCGGTGCCCGGCACCAGGCGTTCGTCAGCCTCCACCAGCAGTTCCATCTGCTGGATGCAATCGCGCTGGCGCAGACGATCACGCTCGGCAACCAGCGTCACCAGCAACCCGCTGTCACGGATCATGTGGGCGATGTCCTGCGCAATGCTGGCGCGGTCGTCGACCAGCACCGGCTGATTCGACGGGTCCAGCACCAGGTCGTTGTCGCTGATCAGCAGGTCGACGTATTCACTCATCCGGCCATCTCCAGCATTCCCTGTAGTTCGTGGCTGGTCATCGGTTTGCTGTTCTGGATGGTCAGGTGCTCGATATGGGTGCCCTTGTTCTGTGTGTTGCTGTTTTGGATGCTGGTCAGAAGCCCGCCGGGCGGTACCGCCGTGGCGCGGTTGGGGGAAAGCGAGGGAATGGCGGCATTGATGGTTTGTTGGGCGCGCTGCGCCGCCGCCAGACTGTCGAGATTCGGCCCAGCCGGCAGCTCGCCGAACTGGGTTTTGATGTCCACGCCGGGGATCTTGTTGAGCAGGGCGATCAGGCCGTTGATGGCACTGTGAAAGATCGCGACGATGCCGTCCCAGGCCGCCTTGGCCATGCCTGACCAGCCGCCCATGGAATCGAACCAGTCGGAGAGCGCTGTGAGCTGTTCGCTGACAAACTGGAAGGCGGCGCTGTTCATCAGGGCCGTGGTCCATTCGTCCCAGTAGTAGACGGCGGCCACGATCAACGCGCCGAGCGCGATGATGCCGGCGATGATCCAGGTAATCGGGTTGGCCCACAGCGCGGCGTTGACCAGCCAGATCGCGACTTGCCAGAGCAACATACCGGTGCGTGCGATGCCCATCCAGGTGTACAGCAACGAGAGGCCGGCCACGAACAGGGTAATCATCGCGATGTGCCCAAGTAGGCGCAGTGCACCGTGCAGGTTGAGCAGGTTCCACAGCTTGAGCAATACGATCACGGGCACCGTCGCCGTGCGCCAGACGCCGAACACAAAGGTCATCAGCGCGACCCCGGCCGTGAGGCCCATCACGGCCAAGGCGCTCAGGCCGATGATGCGGGTCAGGTTGGGGAAGAGCTTCGACCAGCGCAGCACCGTATTACCGCCCTCGGCCAGCCGTTCCATCAGCGGATTGAGCACGGGCAGCAGGGCCTGGCCGAAGATGATCCGCACGGCGTTGACGGCCTCGCCGAAACGCTCCCACGGGTCCGCAATCGCCTGGGCCATCTCGATGGCTTTTTCCATGCCCTTGACCTTGCCGAGCTGGTCGATGCTGTTATTCAGGCCAGCGGTTTGATCAATCATCCCGGTGATAAAGCCCAACGCTACCTTGCTGCCAAAGGCCTTTTCGATCTGTTTCATCTCGGCCAGATCCAGCGTATCGCCGAACTTGCCTTTGAGTTTGTCCAGGATGCTGAGCAGGGGCAGGATGCGGCCCTGGCTATCGGTGAAGGACAGCCCCAACTTCTGCTGGGCGCCGTACACGCCGGCCAGAAACGCCTGGTACTTGGTCCCGGACTCGCTGCCACTCATCGTCGTTTGCAGCGTACCGAGCACCGCCAGTTGTTCGGTCATGCTGATGCCCATGCTGGTGGCCGTTGCGCCGAGGGACGAAAAGGCGCTGCTCATGCCCTGGCCGGTGGTCTTGAACATCTGTACCGCCATGGCGGTCTGGCCGGTCAGTTGTTCGACCCACTGGGCTTTGCCCATGGCATCGGCCTGATGCTTGAAAATCCCGTACATGGTGCCGACGTAGCCGGTGATGGTCGCGGCATCGGCCTTGGTGGCCTTGGCCAGTACGTTCGAGGCTTCGGTGAAGGTCGCCAGTTGCGTGCCAGTCAGCCCGGCAATCGCGCTCTGGATGTCATAGGCCGAGCTGACAAAGGCGCTGGCGTTGTTGCCGTAGGCGATGCTGAACGCCAGAGATTTTTGATTAAGCAGGTCCAGGGCATCCGCCGCCACGCCCAGACTCTGGACTTCGCCCAGGGCGGCCTGTTGGGCCAGGGCGGGGCCCATGGCCTGCTTGAGCGCGTAACCGGCGCCGACCATGCCGGCCAGCCCCAGACCCATCTGCTTGATGCCCTGCTGACCGCGCTGGCCGAGTTGGCTGAAAGAAGCATCGACAAGCTTCAACGGCTTGCTGACCTGGTCGACCAGGCGCAGGACAAAGTCGAGTTTGCTGGTGGCTGTCGCGGCCATGGTTTATCCCTTCAACGCCCTGGCAATCCCGTTGGCCACGGCGATTTCCATGCGATTCCAATAGTTGTCTTCCAGCCATTTGGCGGTGCCCAGGTTGTCGGCGGTGGGCGCCGCGCCGGGTAGCCAGCGTTCAGTCAGGGCCATCAGTTGGCCCAGGCTGTCCTCATTCAGTCGGTCTGCGCGTGCGATGGCTTTTTTACGACCACCTCGATGTCCGGGGCGTATTCCTCCAAGAGCAAGCCAGCCAGTTGCAGGGTCGTCATGGGATTGCGTAGGAAGGGGCGTAGCGCCTCGCGCTGATCCGCCTTGACGGTGTTGGTCAGCAGGTTGTTCGACGGTGCCACTTTGTTATTCGGGGTGACGGCATTGAAGTACTTGGTCACGTCCTGAGGGGCCAGGGTGAAAATGAAATCCTGCTCGCCGATCGCCAGGGTGATGTCGCGGTGCTCGTTCATAGAGGCTTCTCTACTCCGGTTAATGTCATCGTTTTCGGACAGAGGGGTGAGTGGTTTCCCTTGCCCGCCTATGCCTCGAAATGAGGAGAAATAGCTTTCCAAAAAAACTCATATTTCCTACGCGTTTTGGACGTGGGAGAATGTTGTGTGCGCTTGCTGCTGGGTCTACATTCCTGTTGTCGCTGCAAATTCAGCGATGCGGGTTTCGCAGCCCGGTTGGTTGGCGCACAGCGCCGCGTATGCGGTTTTTTTATGTCCGCGTTATGGCGGGCTGTGCGTAGGAGGCTTATGCCTGCCGGTTGCCAACTTTCCGGTCTGCGAACCTGCGTACAGTTCGCCACCCTTGTATCGCAGCGAGTGTGGAGAGCCCTTCTTAGCTAAAAGTTGGAGTTCCACAATGGTTAAAAAAATCACCCCCGATCCGCCTGCCGTTTCCAACGGTTCTGTGAAATCAATGCGGCCGGATGCGGCTCGCTTGATCGATACCCTCGGTCTAACCCTCTCTAAAACCATCGATTACGATGACCCTTTCAAACCTACGATTTTTGCCATCCAACCAGGCGTCCAAGCCCAGGACGCGCTGACCTACGTGTCGAAATTGCTCGAAGTCGCCGAACTGAATGGAGACGAAATCAGCCTGCATACGAATCCGGTGGAGCGGTCGCTGTTCTGGGGCATGCTTCACTCGGTAGAAATAGCGCGGGCCGTGGTGGATGCCCTGCTTGAAGGTTCGTCTTCACCCCATCGCACGCCCCCTTAATTGAAGTGGCGCATACCGCGGTTGGGTGACCTACCACACGCATGAAATGCAATCTCCACCAGCAGCCACCGCTCCCGGTGGCTGTTTTTTTGCCGTCGTTCATCGCAGCCCCTCGGTTTCACTGGCATCCAGATAGGGCACTCCGTTGATACGGATAAAGTCCGGACTGGTGACATCGAACGGCACCTTGTGGAGCGTCTTCTGTCCGCCCTTGGGGTCGATGTCCAGCAAGCTGGAAATTTTCAGCCGACAGCCGAAGGCCTCGACGCGCAGTTCGTCGGTAGCGGTCTTGGCGAAGAACAACACGTCGAAGGGTTCCAGCTTGCGGAACGATCCGACGCGGCCGGCGGCCTCGATCAGCAACGAGAAGTTGGCGCTGTCGAGCTCGAACTCTCCGCTGGCTGCAACGTCGCCATCTACATGCCCATCGGGCACGCCTCGGGTCTGAGCTACGGCGCTGTTGTCGGTGATGTCGAGGGTGGTTTTTTCGATATGCACCTGCAGGTCGCCCAGGTTCACGTCGAAGTTCATGCCGCTGATTCGGGCCATGGGTTATTCCTCCTCGCCGGCAGACAGGTCCAGGGCAATATTGGCGGTCAGGTCCTTGGGGCAGTTGAAGGGCCGGACCTTGAAAAAGATCTCGATGGTGGTGCGGTTCTTCCACTGCAACACCACGTCGCCTTCCTTGGGGGGCTCGATATCTCCGGGAAACTGTTCGCCGGCAAAGGTCACGGCGCGGGCCATTTCGCGCAGCGGTCGCATCAGCTTGAGTTTGGTGCTGGCCATGCTGTTGGGCGTGCTGTTGACCTTGCGATCAGCCACCAGGCGAATCAGCAAAAGCCGGATGCGTCGGGCTGCCTTGTCGACGACACGCAGGTTTTCGATCACGGTAAAGTCGCTGCCCGGGGCATCCAGCAGGTTGGCGTCACCCCAAAACACCCCGGGATAGTCCGGATAAGTTTGCGGGACCGACAGGCGCGCTTTATCCAGCTCGGCCAGGACCGAGGACGGTAGCGGCTGTTTTTCCTTGTCCGCGGGCGTTGGGCCCAGGCCGATCAGGGCACCGGTCGCCACGCGCATGGGGCTGTCAGCAATGCTGACCTCTGCCGTCGCCAGACGCCCGGCCAGTACGCCCAGGTCATTGCCGTGCAGTTGCGGGACGAGCACCACGCGTGGGGCCGCAACACCGTTGGTCAAGGCGCGCTGCTCCGTCAGGTAGTCGGTCCATTCCTGGGTGGCCGCCGCAATACCGGCACTGGCCGCCATCACAAAGACGCGGCGACCGTAACGGTTATTGAGCTCCACGGCCGCCGCGTGCAGGGCGGTCAGTTCGGTGGCAGCAGTGATGGGTTTGCTGATCACCACAGCCTCGACCGAGATGTTTTCAGTCTGTGACTTTTCCAGCGCGTCGGCCCAATTGCCGTCGGCCGCCAGGGGAATGGCCGTGCACGCCCAGCGATTGCCGCCGTTGAGGCGAGCCGCCGTGACCTGAGTTTTCAGGTCGGAGTCGTCCACACCCAGTTGGGCGTCCAGGTCGCTGTCGGTGTTCAGGGCCAGCAGCCTGCCGACGTTCTTCGGCGCCGGGCCGATGAACAGGAAATAGCGCTCAATCTCCGTCACTGGGCCTTGTCCCAGGTTCAGATTGTTGACGCTGACTTTGCCTTGAGCCATGGAAAGGCCTCGCTATCGGGGGGCGTTGAGGGTTTGTGCCAGGACGATCTGCAGGATGTCGCGCACGTCCTGAGCGTTGGCGCCGAGAACGATTCGGGCAGGCAGATCGATCTTCCAGCTCTGTTTTTTCGGATCGCCCAGCAGCCGCGAGAGGATCAGGCCGGCTTGGCCGGTCTTGAGGTTTTCCATGACCCAGGCTTGGGTGGGACGCTTCCAGCGCTTGTCCTGGCGAACCCGGTAACCGGCCTTGAGCAAGGCGCGGGCCTGGGGGCGTGTGGCGTGGTCCTGATACTGAGGGGTTTTGTTCCAGCGGCGCAGACGCGCAGCGGCCATGGTTTGCGACCGACCTTGCTGATGTTCGTTGGCTACCCGCGATACACGACGGCTTTTCCAACCCAACACGGCCTGTTGGGCATTCAGGCCAACCACTTGCAGGCCTTTGCCCAGGCCGCGCAGCATCTTGCGGTTACCGCCACTTTTGCGGCGGGCGTAAGGCGTTCCGTCCAGGTTGCGCTGGTCGCGGATACGCTTGCGGTCTTGGGTGCGTAGGCGTTTGCTGGCGGTATTCAGCACGCGGCGGCGTTTGGTGGCGGGCAGGTCCAGCAGTTGGAGTTGCGCCCGGGCATCCAACAGGCCGCGGATATCGAAATCAAGCATGGGCGTTGGCATGGCTCACGCTCCCGTGCTCGGCGATCCACAGGTCATATGGGACGAACGCCCAGCGCTTGCCGAAGGCCTCGATCTCGCCGTCATCGGACTCGGCGAGGTGTTGGGGTTCGATAAAGTCCAGTTGCAGCTCGATGTCGGCCAGGTCCGGGTCGAGCTGGTCAATCTCAAAGGTGGGGGCGGCCAGGTCGTTGCTTTCCCGATCCGGGTCATTGACCTCCAACCACGACCCGACCAGGGCCATCAGTCGGGCAGGATTGTCGCCAAAGCGCTCCATGACGATGACGGCGCGATAGCGCATATCCCCCATGTGCAGCCCCTGCTCGGTGGGTTTCCAGAACAGCGGCAGGCTGACCTCTTCGGCCCAGCTGTCGAGCTGTTCGGGGGCTACCAGGCGACGGTCTATCAGGAACTCGGTCAGGGCGCGGAGCTTGTGCATCAGATCAGCTCCGAGGTGATACGACTGCGGCCCTGAATCAGGCGTACGGCCTGCTGACTGAACGCCAGGAACTGCTCGGCGGTATCGGGCGCTTCTTTAGCCAGGTTCTGCGCCGACTCTCGACGGTTCACCGTGGCGAACTGGCTCAATAGAAAGGACTTGGCCCGGCAGTACACGGCGCGCTTGTAGCTGGCCACGTAGAAATGACGCTCGGGCAGTACCATCGGATCGGCACGGGATACCTGATGGATATCGACGCGCTGCCATTCGGCCTTACGTTTGGCCAGGTCGCTGTTCACTTCGTGCATGGCAGCGGTGATGCCATCCACCAGCAGTTCCAGCAGGTACTCCGCCGGCAGCCGATAGCTGCGCTGAAACTCGGCCACGTCGAGGTTCGGCCAGAAGCCGTCGTTGGGGATCGGGTGGTCGATCAGGTGGGTGGGTTTGCCGGAAAAGCTCATGGCGGTGCGCTCGTTCGAAATAAAAAAACGGGGGTAACTGCTTGCGGTCGTTGGCGGATGCCAGGGCCTCGGCAGGCCCCCGCTGCGGGGGGTAAGTCGCTTATTGGCTTGCTTGCCGGAGCAGGGCCTTGGTGGCGTCATCCAGCCGGGTCTTTACCTGGATGCCGGGATACAAGGTCACGGCGCGCTCAAAGTGGGCGATAGCCTCGCTCCACTGCTCCCGGTCCATGGCGATACAACCGAGCAACTTGTGGTAGCGCGCCGGGATCTTTTCGAACAACTGCCATTCGCCATCGACGCGGGGGAGCAGCCGTGACAGGTAGGGTTCGGGGCTGCGATGAGCCTTGTATTCAGCGTCGGCCCACTCGATCACCGTGTCGGCGACGAAGGTCGGGATATCGCGCCGAAAGCGTTCGGGCATTGGCTGTTTCTGTTGCATGGCGAAGTCGGCCAGCTCCAGGCCCTCCTCGAACTGCTCGGTGTCGAACAGCCAGATCAGGACTTGCATCAGGATCGGGTTTGGGTGGTTCAGGCCCGAATCCCGATAACGCTGCACGTACTCCCGGTATTTGGGCAGCAGCTCGTCGCGCTTGAGACGCTGGCGGGCGTCCAGGGCGTTGAGGTCCGACAAGCGCGCCAGATCCTCGGCCATGGCGCTGTTCATCAGGGCCAGGTGCTTTCGCGCATTGGCCGGGCCGGCCAGGGCTTGGGTCGGGGTGTAGGGCTGGTCGTTGGCGACGGGCCCTTGGTCGAGGATCCGTTGTTTATGTTTGAGGGCCAGACTCATGCCGCATCTCCCCCTTCCGGGGGGGCTTCGGGCAACGTGTCGGGAACAAACTCGACGTTGTCCGCTTCGATGCCGGCGAATTTCCCCAATTGCTCGACGACGTAACCTTCGTTGCGGCTGTTGTAGTCCTCAGTCCGCGAGCGCCTTGGGTTTTCCAGCAGGTGGCGGCGCCAGGAGGTGTCCTGAAAGTAGATCGACAGGTTGTTGAAACTGGTGACGACCACGCCCTTGGGCGGGAAGAACGGGCAGCTGTAGCAAGGCAGACCGCCGTAGGTGGCGATGACCTGGGCCATTTCGAGACGTTCTTTTTCCGTGGGGGTGCGGCCTTGGGCGGCGTAGAGCTTGCCCTTCTCATGGGACAGCAGATCTCGACCGATCAGGGCGACCAGATCACCGCTGCCGCGAAACACCTCATCGATCATGAGCGACACGTCGTGCACCAGGGCGTCCAAGTTCGGGTAATCCCCCGTGCCGCCGATCTGGATTTTGCCAGGCGTGGCGCCCTCGGTCAGGATCTGCTCCGGCGCCTGTTCGCGCACCAGTTGAAGCCAGCCTTTGTTCACGTCCTGAAGCATGGGGTGGGCCACCGGATTGGTGTCGGCGGCCGCGTGGGTGCCGTGCCAGCCGATCATGATTCGGTCCAGGCCCATGCCGGTATGCACCGCTTTGCTGTAGCGCTGGGCAAAGTCAGGGAACTTGGCCCAGGCGTCGATGGTGGCGAACGGCAGGGCGACATCGCTTTGGGTGTCGAACAGTTCGTATTCCTGGCCGTTCAGGTCGAGCAGGTTCTTCGGCACCCGATCGGCTCGGGTCACGTCGGTGCGCCCGGTCGAGGGGCCGCTCAAGCCGAGGATGACTTTCTGTCCGCGAAGCTCCCTGACCGGGACGATGTTGATGCGCTGGAGAAAGGCCGAACTCAAGGTGATCTTGTCGTTCAGGGTCTGCGCCATGGTCGGTTCAATATTGAACTCTTCCTGGGCGCAGCGAACACCGTAGGTCCGGGCAACGGCGGCTTGCAGGGCGTAATAACGCTGCCGGGCTTTAGCGCTCAGGCTCATCAGTAGACCTCCTCTTGCGGGTCATCGACAGCGCCGGTGGTGGGCGGGATCTCTTGGCCCGCGCCCTGGTTCAGTGCCTTGTTGAAGGTCTCGGTCAGCGCGTCCAGCGTGCTCTTGAGGCTTTTGTATTCCTCGGACTGGAGCGCGGCGGATGGTTCGGTGGGAGCGGGTTTGTCCGGTTGCGCGGCAAAGGTCGCGGCGCTTTTTTCGAGGCTTGCTGCCGCGTTGCCGAGTTTTTCCACTGCGGCGGTAAAGGCCTCGACCGATTTCGGTTCCATGGAGGGGGTCTCGTCGTGAGGGGGTTCAGGCGCGTCTTTACGGTTCAACTGGCTAAACAGCCGGGAGAAGAAGGCCATGACGCGGGTGTCGTCGGGATCGCTCGCCGACAGGTCGTCCAGCGGTTCGGGGGCGCCGAAATGGTTGCCGTCACCGGCCCTGCGCGAGAAATGCAGGGCGTCGGTGCCGAGGCTGGCGGGCTGGTCGGTGATCGCGAGGCCCGCCAGGTAGGGTTTGCCGCTGTCGGCAAAGTTGGGGCGGATCTCGATGCTGGTGAAGAGCTTCTGCGCTTCCTTGTTGAGCTGGAGCAAGCGGTCGTTGGGCTTGAGTTGGGCAAACAGGCCGACGCGGCCGTCAGCCAGGTCTCGGCACTTGAGGGCGGCGACAGTACCGAAATTCCCCAGGTAGCGAATGTGTTCGTACCAGATGACGGCGGTGTAATGGTTCGGGTTGTAGTGGGTCGCCATGTCGCGCAGGTCCTGGGCATCGAGGGTGCGGCCATCGGCGGTCTTGCCGCTGGTGGCAACGCGTTTCCAATCGGTGACAAGGGCGCGGGTCATAAGGGTGTTTGCTCGGTTGGGTATGCAGTTGCCGTCACGATAGGCACCTGAAAGACCGTGAACAAACGGTTCTACTGCGCGTTTCTCCTATAAGTGATAAGTAGGATTTTTTCGGGGTTTTTGAGCGGGTTTCGCGGGTTTTCGCTGCATAAACTGCGCTCCATGCCCTACTCAATCGAAATCAAAGAGACTGCCAAACGCCTCTATTTACGGCGCTGCAAGCCGCGAGAAATCCAGGCCCAGCTCAAGCTGTCCAACGTCCGTATCGTCTACTACTGGATCGAGAAAGGCGGATGGGATGACCTGCTGTCCGATGAGGAACCGCTGACGGCGGTAAGCCGCCGCATCACCTTGTTGTTGGAAAAATCGGGGGCGCTGGCCAAGGGGGAACTGGACGAGTTGGACCGGCTGAGGCGTTTGGCTCAGGGCAACCAGTGCCTGTTGCAACCGCTCATAAGCGAGGCCCAGCAGGGCGTTGTCGCGTGGCACCTGCCTGACGATCCGGACGGATACAAAGACCTCGCGCGGCATTTGTCCGGGGGAGTACGGGTCCGTAGAATCGGGTCGGGGCCTGCGCATCAGGCGGTAATGCATCAGGACCGTGGACGTGTGTGGCTCAAAAGGGTCGTGCTGTTCAGGGTTCATCGGTGTGTTGCTCCGTGGTTGATACGGATGCCGAGGGGGTTGCCGGCAAGCTCTCCCCCTCAGCCCCATCCTTTCAGGCTTCCCGCTTGGGGCTCGCCGTGTAGATCGGGCGCAGGTTGCGCACGACTTCAAACATTCCCATGTCGATGCCGTCGACCCGTTTCAGGTGAACGGTGCAGACCCTTCTCGGCGGGTCCAGAGGACGCTGGCGCCAGTAGAAGCTGGTGACCAGTTCCGCCAGGTTCGTCGGGGTGCAGACGTCGTAGTAATGGTCGGGCAGCGTGATGCGCTCGGCGTCGCCGTTGATGCTGTAGAAGATGTCCATCAGTGCGTTACCACCGGCGCCCAGCGCTTCACCAGTTGGGTCCAGATCGATTGGCCGTTCTCCACGCGCTGATGGACTTCAACTTCCGGCTGGTAGTCCATGGACAGGACGCTCATGCAGTCCTGGAACAACGCCAGGTCCAATAGACGCAGTTCGGTCAGGTCGAACGGGTAGCTGTCGCCGTCGTAAAGACCGAGCAGGAAGCGACCGACGATGCGGCTCTGCCCGAAGTCCTGCTGCGCGACGTGCACCAGGCGGTTCAGGGCGTATTCACCTGCCACGACGATGAAAGGCCGTAGTTCGCGGTAAATGATTATTTCGACGAGGGACTTGGGCAGGCCGTTGAGGTTGTTGGTCATGGGTGTTGCTCCTTGTTTCGTGATTGAGAAAGTTGATGTCGCTGGGTGTTGAGCCGCGTCCGCATGTCTTCACGCAAAGCGGTTTTTTGCTTCGGGTCGTTGAGCCAGTCGACGATTTCCTGTCGGCTCCACCGGGTCAGCAGGTGGCGGGCAAGGCAATCGCGGCGAAAGGCTTCCTGTTCCGAAAGTTCGGTCATCGTCGTGCTGGCGCGGAGGTCATTCGCGGGCGGGCTCTTGGCGTCTGGAATTTTTGAACCATGGCCGGATGGGAGGGCCGTTTGGCCTTGTTCTGTGCCGTTTCGCGTGCGACTATCGGTCGTTCAGCGGGGGTGGAATGTGCTGAACTATTGAGGTGTGGATAAAGTCCTGGAGCCCCTGTGTTTAAAGGCCCGTAGCGGCATTCAATCAGGCGGGAAGTAATGGAATGTGGCTGGAATGAAAAGTGGTTCAGTGTCGGACGCTGAACTTCCAGTAGTGAGATTTCATAAGTAGCTGTATTCATTTGATATTTACCTCTTAGTTCAAAAATTACAGATGGAAAAGGGCACCACACACAGGCTCTGGGTCAAATCGCAGGCAGCCGATCCCCTTGGATGAAAAACGCTTTCCAGTCAGTTAGTTATCGATGTTTCTTGAACAGCCAGCAGTTGATGGTGCGGCGTTCGATCCGGGAGTAGGTCTTCCGGCTTTCCATGAAGGTGTAGGTCGTGCTCTTTGGCAGGGCGCGCTGGAGTTGCACCCGCGTCAGTACCTCCTGGCCAGCTTTGCGACAGGCCTCCTGAAAGTGTTCGATGTTGATGGCGATGACGCCGCGGTCGCTGCTGTGATTGAGGGTTTCGTGAATTTCCTCGCGGGTGCCGTGGGCGTCGGTGATGCTGACCCGGCGCTCGTTGAGGTACTGGTAGATCTGCCAGAACGCAGCGGCGTCCGGGTGTTCCAAGCGGCAGCGTTGTTGTCGGTCGATGGCCCGCACTTCCAAGTGTTTGGCGAGTTGTTCGGTGTCGGCATCGGTCCAGGCCGGGAACAGCGCTTGTGTGGCGTAGGCGGCGGCCAGGACCTGGGCATGGGTCATGGTGATCCGGGCGTCGGTAATGGCCCCGACCGATTGCATGCGTTGTTCGAAGCGGGGGAAAACGTCGAAGTAGCGGTCGAGCCAGCCTTGTTCGAATGACAGGCAACGGCGCAGGTAGCCGCCCAGGTATCGGGCGTCCAAGGCTTTGAGTCGATCGGCCAAAGGCTTGAGGGCCAGGGAGTGGTGCTCCTTGCTGGCATGCAGGTGAACGATCCGCGACAGGAAGGCTATGGAGGCGTCGACACTGGCGTTTTGTGAGATGGCCAGGGCCCCGCGCCATAGAGTGGTGCGCGTTTCGTTGCCGGTGGTTTTGGCGCCTGTTACGCGCAGTTTTGCGTGGTAGTCGAACAGGTTTTTGTAGTCGTCGAAGTTGAACTGCACAATGACTTTTCGGCCCTGGGCGTCGGTGTATTCGCGGTCCGATTCGATCAGCACCACAGGCAGGTTGCTCACTTCGGCGAAGGCGCGGGAGAGGCCCACGGCACTCGCGCCCGTGCCGCTGGGGCGGGTGCCTTCTTCGTTGGCGCGCCCGGCCAGCCGCCAGAGGAAACGCAGCAAAGTGGTTTTCCCCGCGCCGGGATCGCCGGTGAATTCGAGCACGGCGAATGAGCCCTGGCGGACACCGATCTGCTGGACAAAGAAAGAGGCGGTCCACCAGGACAGGACGGCCAGCCCGTTCAGGCCGTTGACGGCGAGGAAGTCCGGGAACCATTCCGGGTCGAAGTCCCGGCCCTTGTCCATCACAAAGGTGCTGAGGGTGGTTTTAACCCCGTCGCTGCCGACCTCTATGAAGCCGTGTTTGTTGACCGGCAGTTCGCGGCCTTGGTAGTAGCCGTAGCCGGGAAAGCAGTAGATGCCGCTGGTGTCGTCATAGCCCACGAACGGCAGGCTGCGGACGGTGCGCACGGCGCGGGATTCGTCGTTGAGCCATTTGGCTTTGAGCATGGCCAGGACGCTTTCGCCGCCTTCGAAGTTGCCGCCTGGGGTGTGTTCAAGCAGTGAGCGGGCGAAGCCGCGTGGGTCGGTGATCGAGCTGGGGGCCAGGGGCGCTTTGCAACTGCGGCTTTTGTCCGGGAAGCGGAAGTCGAAGAAGTAGCGCTGTTCGCCCGTCACGATGTCCTTTTCCAGATACTCTAGGTCAGGGATGCAGTTCGCGACCTGTTTGATTTTCAGGTGCCGCGTGAAGAGCTCGCGGTTGCCCTCGACCTTGTCGTCTCCCAGGTCTTTGCCCAGTTCGGCCTGGTTAACACGGGCGGAGTAGAGGCGATTGCGGAACTCCATCAGGTAGAAAGCCACCGGCCGGCGCAGGTAGAGCAGGTACGCCAGTTTGGCAGTGCTCTCGGCGGTGAACAGGCGCCCTCGATAGCAGGCCTCTTGCATGAAGTCAGCGGTCAGTTGGCGGTCGCGGTAGACATCGTCCCAGTCGCGTTCGCCGGCCAGGGCGACCCAGCCGATTTCGTGCATCTCGCGCAGTTGGCTCAGGTATTTGGGGATGTATTTGTGTCCGGCCGCGTCGTCGTCCAGGGCGATGACCCAGGTGATCAGCTTGCCCTTGTGGGCCTCGATGATGTCCCACGGGAAGTTGACGCAACTGATCGCGGCTATGGCCTTGAACCCGGCCAGGTGCAGGGCGATGGCGTGGAAGATGCCTTCGACGATGTAGACCCGGTCGTTGTTGTCGAAGGTCGTGCCCTTGGGCATCCAACCGTTGGCCTTGTAGGACATGCCGTGTTTGATACCGGCCTTGATGCCGTCATTGGCTTTGACCGCGGCGGTGTCGATAAGGCGTTCCCAGTAGCCGTTGCACAGGGGGAAGCGCACGGTGTCCGCCCAGGTGCCATCGGCGAGCTTGCGCCGGCCTTGTTCGTACCAGCCTTTCAGGCGCTGGATGTCGAATCCGCGGTTGCGCTGCAGGTAGGCGTCGGCCGTGGCGTTGGGTTCTTCGTTGGTGGCGGGGAAACGCTCACTGAGGTTTTCGAACAGGTAGTGGTAACGCTCGTGGGTCTTCTCTTCGAACTGGCATTCGGACTCGCGATTGCATTTCAGCACGTAGGGTTTTTCCCGGCTGATGAATAGCCGGCGCTGGCCGCAATTCGGGCATTTGCCTTTTTGCAGGTACTTCTTGCCGATGTCTTCGAAGTCGAGCTGGGGGTCTTGCTCCAGGGCGTTCAGGACGTCCGTGCGGTAGAGCTCGTCGAAGTGTTTCTGATCGTGTTTGGGTTTCATGCCGGCCCCTTAACGCAAACCGTCAGTGGTGTTGACGCGCTCGGCCTGGGCGGCGGCTTCGGCCAGCAGGGCGATCATGTTGACCAGAACGGCCTGTTTGGACCCGTCGCCTTTTTCCCTGATCAGGATGCGCCCGAGCTGGATGTCGTGGCGGATGGCACGCTCAGACTGACCAGAGCGACGCGCGAGCTCCCGCACGGTGGTATAGGGCGTGTCGATACAGATCTGCATTTGGTAAGCTCCGTGTATGTATGTGCAGCTAATGTGTACATTCATACACAATCTATGTATTGCAATACACGTTGTCAAGAGGTGAATATGGACCTGGGCAGCAAGCTCAAGGAGATACGTCACACCGAACGGTTGACCCAGACAGAGTTCGGCGAGCTGACGGGCATCAAGTTGGAGACGTTGAAAAGCTACGAGTACGGGCGCAGCAAGTCGGTCAGTTCGGTCGAGTTGCTGAAGGTCACGACCCATCCGCGTTTTGAGAAATACGCGCTGTGGCTGGTGACCGGGAAGACCTGCTCGGAGTGCGGACAAATCACCCCTCTGATCGAGGGGGCAATGACAACCTGCTAGTGAGCAGAGGGGGTACATGGGTATGCGAAAACTTTGGGATGCTGGGTATGAGGCGGGGTGTCATTCAGAGGGCAAACAATGAGCTCTCGATCAGACAATGTGCTGGTGTTCACCGACTTGCAGCGCATCACCGGCTATCAGCGCCGGTCTGATGTCGAACGGTCACTGACCGATCAAGGAGTTCGGATATTCCGGGGACGAACCGGTCCATGGACGACCATCGACTTGATCAACCAGGCTGGCGGTGTCACTCCCGTTAGCGCTGATCAGTACGGGGTGGACATACTATGAGGCGGGCAAGGAAGCGTAAGCACAATCCCCATATCCCAGCCCATATCGACCAGGCCGCCCTCCCCGCTACCATGTACTTCGACCATCGCGGCAGTGGGGTCTGGTACACCCTTCATTACGATGAAACGGGCAAACAACGTCGCAAGAATGTGGCCCCGGCGGATGTCTCGCTCGCGGAGCTTCACCGGATCGTGGACGAGATGTCCAATGTCGACCGTGGGACGCTCCGCTACGTGTGTGAGCAGTTCCACGAGAGTGATCGTTACAAGAAGCTCAAGCCCAAAACCCACGACGATTACCGCTACTCCCGCGATGTGCTACTGGCCATTCCCACCAAGCTGGGCAAGCCACTGGGTGACCTGGCAGTGCGCAAGTTCACTTCCGCCCTGGTGCAGCGAGTCATTGATCGGCTTGCGGACGAAGGGACACCGTCCAAGGCTGCACACGCGCTGCGCTACCTGCGCCGTGTGCTGCAGTGGGGACGTAATCGTGGTTTTCTTGAGGTGAATCCTGCCCTTGGTATCGAGGCGCCGATTGAGAGAAAGCAGCGCCGCCTGCCGAATCACAAAGTCATGGATGCGCTGATAGACCGGGCCATTGCGCGTGGTCTACTCACGCGCAATGAGAAAGGCGGCTGCCCTGAATACCTCGGCTACGTCATGGAGCTGGCCTACCTGTGTCGGCTGCGCGGTATAGAGGTCATTACCCTGACCGATGAGAATGAGCTGGAAGAAGGCATTCTGACCAATCGCCGAAAAGGCAGTCGGGACAATATTGTTCGATGGACACCCAGGCTGCGTAAAGCCTGGGACAACGCGAAAGCCTATCGGGCCAAGGTGTGGGCCAAACGCAAAACGGCTATACCGACTGCTCCGTCACGGCGAAACATCATCGTGGCCAGCCATGGCGGCCCACTTCGCAAGTCCAGCCTCGACACGGCCTGGCAGCGGTTCATCACCCTGGCGCTTGCTGACGATTTCATTACCCCGGAGCAGCGGTTCGCCCTGCATGATCTGAAACGGCGGGGTATCACTGACACCGCTGGTACCCGGGCGGATAAGCAGGAAGCGAGTGGGCATAGGGATCCGAAGATGATGGATATCTATGATCACAGCGTGCCTATTGTTCAACCGTCAGTAGACTAAATCTCTACGAAATGTAGGAAAAAAGGACTATGTTAGCCACCTAAAACCTCAGCACTCGAAAGGGAACACCGATGCCAACAGGGATGCCAACACCAGAGCAATTGTGGAACGGCGATGTTTCTTTTTTCTCAATCGACACGGATGTGATCCAATCCCAAGGTTATAATTTCGAAGCAGGCGCGTTAAATCAGCTTCATCGCCAACTCCCGTCAACTATGAACCTACAGCTTACTGATGTGGTGGCTAACGAAATAATAAAGCATCGCATGGAGTCTGTTCTAAAAAATATACAACAGCTTGAAGCAGCCTCTACCAACCTAAAGAGACTTGCAGAACTACCAATGGATGGCCTAATTAGCAACTTTGAAGGTTTGAGTGCAGAAGTGACTGCACGTGCTTTTTTCCGAAATCAAATAGAAAACTATGCAGCAACGTGTCGAGGTGGTGTATTACCTACCCAGGGCGAAGGTATAATAGATGAGTTATTTCGTCGTTATTTCAACACTAGTGCGCCGTTTGGCTTAAAAACTGATAAGAAATCAGAATTCCCGGACGCTACGTCTCTACTTTTACTTGAGGCATTTGCGGCAGCTACTGACTCTATGGGCATCGTAGTTTCTATGGATGGCGGCTGGGAGGCCTTTGCAGCGCAGTCTGATCTGCTCTATTGCGCAAAATCGCTCGACGAACTTACTGCATTATTTATAGCAACGGGGGAAGTAGCCACTCAAATTCAATCGTTGATGAACGAAGCGATTGAAGATTACGACTCATCATTGCACACTCAGTTGAGCGACGCACTAAGAGAGCACGTTATCGGAGCCGCATGGGACGTAGGTGATATTTATTCCGATACCGGCTCTCGGGTAGAGGGTGAGGTTTGTGAATATATCCTAATCAGCTATGAACTCGACCCTGATAGTACGTCCGTGTGGAACAATCAAGGAGACCCAAATACCTGGCTCGTTGAGGTTATGGCACGAGTTATGGTGAACGTCGAAACCTCAGTAACAACATATCTGTGGGACTCGATCGATCGTGACGAACTGGCAATAGACTCAGATAGCGTAAATACCGACGTAGAGATCGAGGTGACAGCTTTCCTCACATGCACAGAGGTTCAAGCAGGCTCGCCCCCAAGCGATTGGGATGTTGAGGTGGAAATCGCACCGGGCACGTACGTGGTCGATGTGGGAGAAGTTGCTACCTTCCCGGAAGAGCTGTGATCTACCCAAGGACATCACGTAACAAGAGATCTGGAGCATACCAACTATGCGGCCAGCCAAGCATCAGCACGTAATAAAGAACAATCTAACCAACTGATTTATATGTTTAAAGCAACTTCCTTGTAATCAGTAGGTCCCGGGTTCGACTCCTGGTGCCGGCACCATACATCAAAGCCCCGCAATGCGGGGCTTTGGCGTTTCTGGACCTTTAGTTTTCGTGCTTTCAAAAAGCTGAAAACGTCCACAAAGTGTCCACACGTAAAAAATCCAAGGCTTCTTTCTGATCGATTTCGAGCGAGTCGGGACCGAATACCTAGAAAGAGATTGAGACGGCTGCGCACCTGGCGCGAGAAGGTTCAGGCGTGGACTTCGCGATCCAGGACATCAGAAACCCACTGATTGATGCTCTTGTGAGCCAATTGCGCCTTGACAGCCACTGTGGCGTGAAGCGCCGGAGCCAGTCGCAGGCTCAGATTTCCAGAGTAGGGCTTCTGTGGAGCACGACCGAGCTTGGCGCAAGTGTCGAGGTAATCGACGACAGCCTCTTCAAACGCTGCTCGAAGCTCCTGAACCGACTCACCATGGAATCCAACGATATCTTTAATGCCTGCGATGTGACCGACAAAAAGGCCGTCCTCTTCGCTGTACTCGATTCGGGCGGCATAGCCCTGGTAATTCATCACGTTCATGGGGTAACTCCTGCTTGTTCAAGGAAAGCCCGAGCATCACGAACCTGGTAAGGCTTTGCTTCTTTATCGGGGTGTGGTCGGTGGAAGGTTCCGACCGCATCGTTCAGTTCAAATCGTACTCGCGACCCATTGCCTTCAATGGTTTTGGCGCCGACGGCACCAAACAGCGATTCGATACGAGCCCATTCCAGCGTGGCCGGAGTGGGCTTCGAGAAGACGGCCTTCAGGGTGCTGAGCTGCTTGTTATTCATGGTATTACACTATGATACCGTACGCGATAGGGCAGCCATTCAATACTGATTGAGTAGAGCCAAGCGTGGCTTTGGCCTATCTGGAGGGGTTAAGCCTGGATCTGGCCACGATAGCGTCCACAAAACGTCCACACCTGAGAAAAATATTTTCTACTCATTTCTAAAACGGCCCCGAAAATATTGATCCTCGTGGGTCTCACCCGATAGATGGCTCGCTGCTTGGACCTGTATGTGGGTTCCATGACCATCCAGCCCCCCATTCCAGAACACACGGACTCAATCAATCGAACGACTACCTATGTATATGCGTACTCGGAGGGACGCCTCCCAAGGCGGCATGACGAGAAATGGCCTTCCAAAAAAACTAATATTTCCTACGTGTTTTGGTCGTGGGAGAATGTTGTGTGCGCTCGCTGCTGGGTCTAAATTCCTGTAGTCGCTGCAAATTCAGCGATACGGGTTTCGCAGCCCGATAGTGAGCTAGCGCACAGCGCCGTGTAAGCGGTTTTTTTATGCCCGCGTTATGGCGGGCTGTGCGCAGGAGGCTTATGCCTGCCGGTTGTCCTAGCTCACCGGTCTGCGAACCTGCGTACAGTTCGCCACCCTTGTTTCGCAGCGAGTGTGGTGATCTCCTAAACTGAGCCAGGAGATTTACCATGGTTAAAAAAATCACTCCCGATCCGCCTGCCGTTTCCAACGGTTCTGTGAAATCAACCCGGCCGGATGCGGCCCGCTTGCTCGATACCCTCGGTCTGACCCTCTCTAAAACCATCGATTACGATGACCCGTTCAGACCTACGATTTTTGCCATCCAGCCAGGTGTCCAAGCTCAGGACGCGCTGACCTACGTGTCAAAATTGCTCGCAGTAGCCGAACTGAATGGAGACGAAATCAGCCTGCATACGAATCCGGTGGAGCGGTCTCTGTTCTGGGGCATGCTTCATTCGGTAGAGATGGCGAGGGCTGTGGTGGATGCGCTGCTTGAGGGATCCACCTCAGACCATCACGTCTCACCGTAG